ACCTTTTTAGCCTTCGTAATTGCATTGGTCGGTATTATTGGCATATTATTTTAGGTTATTCTTCAACGGGTTCCTCGACTGGTTTCTCCACCTTCTCTGGCGGGTTTTTCGTTAAAAGGAATTCCCTGTGTAGTTTCTTAACTTGATTTGTTGTTAAGCCAACGTCCTGCGCTATCTGCACATAGCCGTTGCTCTTTTCGATGTCAGCGAATTTAGCTATCGCCGCTTCCGCTTTAGCTTTCGTAATTTCGGGAGTAGAGCCGCCTGTCGATTTGGTCGCCACTTCCACTCCGTCGCAATAAGCTTTTGTTACACCTGCCTCGTTTAATGTAGGTGCGTAATCTTTGTATGCTTGAGTTGCCATAATTTAAGTTAGTTAATGATTAGTTCCATCTGCGACAGTACAAATCGAAGTCCATTGTTGTATATGTTCCCGATTGTTCGACTGTAGCTTTATAATATTTAGCGTTCATTTCAGGTTTCATGATTATATAAGCGTCCGAGGTATATGAATCCGTTGTTGTCCCCGAAATGTTTGTATGGCCGTTAGCGTCTACATCCTGATAAGTACAAGAACTTGCTGCCGTTCCGTCATCCTGCAAAGTCGCATCAACGCTAAACCTCAAAGTTGAAGCTGTGCCGCCTTTTTCATACTGAAAAGCACAGTGCTTATAGCCTGCCATATCTACGTAATAATTGTATGTCGAGCCTGTCGCTACGTCTGTTTCGCTACCCAAAGTTTCTCCTGAGTACTTTTCGGTGTCTGGATTTATATCATATACCTGATTAGCATCAGAAGCCGCACTGTAAGCTTTGTCCGGCCCAACAAACTCAACTCTGAAATCAGATGTACTTGAAAACGATGCGTTTGTTACAGTCAATGCGTCACTTGAAGCATCGTATGCAAAGTTATTTGTTGCCGGTGTATATATAGAGGCTGCCCCGCTTGCCGGAAACTCAGTTACTTTGACACATTGTTCTACATCCGGCGTATAGTTCATGCCTGATATTGCCAGCACAGTTGGGCTTGAATAAGCTGCATTAAAATCTTCCGGCGATTGATACAGCGTATTACCACCGCCACCGCCACCGCCGACGTCTATCATTTTAAGATTAGAAGCTGTTGATTGGTAAACTTCGGCTTGTAAATCCGCATAATTGGCATTTCTTACCGACACAGTGTCCCCTATCGCTACCGAAGCCGTCAAATTGCCCGATACAACAACACCGGAGTAAGTTGTTCCGTTAATCACGGTTTCAATAAATTTTGTGTACTCTCTATCGCCTTTGTCTGAAGGCATATTTGATATTCCCATAAATATTTTGGTTAATTTTATTGTGTAGTACGTGACGGGTATCCGCTCCTCGCCACGAATGTTATGTACAAATTTACTGATTGCGGCCCCTTAAACTAAAGTTAAGGAGCCTTAAATCAACAAATTTTAAAGAAGATCAAGATATACCGGAACTCCTTTGTCTGCGTTACTGTTAGCGATTTGAACCGAACCGACAGTGTTTACATCGTCGATTGTTTCATCACTAGCAAGCTTTTGCACTGAACCTGTAGTGTCATCACCGCAAGAGCAGTATTCTCCGGCTGTCATTGCCTCCCCTGCCTTAACTTCCGCAATACCGTTACACTTTATCCAAGTGTAATAATTTGCCGTAACCGTACAAACGGCTACACCAAGCGGTCTTTGCGTTAAAGTTGTTATAGGTGCAAGCTCGACTTGCCACGGGGCGAAAATAATCCCATCCGAATCCGCCACTGCTAAAGCAGTATCAAGCGCACTATCGAGTGTTAGGGTGGTCGAATCGTTTTTTACAATCCTTCGTAACTGGCCTTCACCAGTCCCGTCGTTGATATAAAGATAACAACCAACCCAATGCCCGGCTGTCCATGAAGCACCTGACTGAGTAACGACGTCTTTGTTTGTATTTGATGAGAGTGTATCCTCATCAGACAAACCTGAATCATACCCGCTCTGTTTCACAACCTGACCTCTCGAAAGAGCGTCTTTTGTCTTAACATAGCGATATGCTTCGCCGTACTCGTTAAATGCTATTGAACCCGGCTCCTCACTCATCGTACTTTCGTTTGTTGATTCCAGCGTTGAAGCTGGCAACATTTTTGTGAATCTCATTTTTGATAATTCGAGTTAATTAAATAAAAAATTACGTATGGTAAATAATTCGATACGTTCCTGCTACATTCCCCGAAGTGCCCGACTTCAAGTCCGCATTGAGGTAATAATCAGGGGCCCACTCAACAATGTTCCCGCCGTTTGTGCCGGCCGCACCTATACGGTCAAGATAACCTGCTGAATTCAAGTTGCCGCCATCGATAATGTCATCGTCAGACGACGTTGCAAATTGGCCCACGTCTACGTCAGTCGTGCCAGCTGCGCCGGCCGCTGTTGTAACTTTGATAATCACGTTCTCAATAGAAGCCGTCACTGATTCCGGGTTTTGCACTGAAAAGATATAAGAAGCTGAGGCGTCAGCCATATCGAAGCTTCCTGTTAAAATCTTTTGTACAGAACTGGCTTGTTTCGTTTCCGTAACCGCACCAGCCGCTATATCAGCAGTGTTTACAGCTCCGGTCGCAAGCTCAGAAGTCCCCACAGCACCAGCCGCTATCTCAGAAGCCGCCACCGAGTCTGCTCCAAGGTTGCTGGCGTCAAGTGTAGCGCCTCTCTTTAACGCAGGGTCGTATCTGTCAGGGTCTAATGCCATATTAGATAGAGGTTAAAGATTAAGCGGTTTTACCTGTGAGCTTTGCCTGCCTTGCACAGTTTGAACATGTCAAATTACCTTTGAATAAGACGAACGCCACCTTTGCATCCTGATTCGTCGGAATCCTGAAAGGTGTTGTCTTAAAGTTATAAGAAGGTGCGTAGCGCAATTTCAAATAATTTGTGTTCAGCATGTACATATATCCGCTAGAACACTGCTCGTCCCATACCATAGGTGTCTTATAGAACATGTAATTCATGAAGCCCGCATCCGCTGTTTTGGTGTCTGTCAGCCTTAAATGAGGCTCGACTAGCCCCATATACGCTTCCATTAGCGTCTGCGTTGTAACAATCAATGTAGGTGAATCCTTGCCGCCTTTTGATACTGTCATGTAATTCGTTCGCATCGTATCAATAGTAAGCGATTCTGAGGTTGTATCCTCTGTTGACTGCCACCATGAATTAGAACCTCTGGCAATGTTACCGTATGTACCGCTCGAATCCACTGCCAAGTCAAGACCTGTTAATGCTTTCGAGTGGTTGTCGGTGCCGTCACCGAATAAATCCTCGTTCATGTCTTCTATAAGAGAATTTGAAGCGTTGTTTAATTTAGCCTTCAATAGGTTGATAACAGCTGCTTCACCGCTGTTTTTGGTTTCCTCAAGACCTGAAATAGAAACTGATACGCTGTATTCTTTCCAGTCGTATTCGGCCGCTGTGAAAGTTGTTTGAGGTGTCGTGTCAAGAGCATCGTAACCGCTATAACTACCTGCTGTAGTGTTTTTAACATACTCTAGCGGTTCGATTATCTTCACACCCCCGTCACACGCTGCCCAGTTTTTCTTTAACTGGTTGAATAAAGCTGATGACTGAAAGATGTTATCAGTCAGTCCTTTCTTAGCGTATTTTTCTAAAGTGGTCGTGAGAACGTCCGTTGAATAATTACTGTTTCCAGCCACGTTACAAGAGGGTTAATAATAATTATGCGTAGCCGTGTTCCTTCTTTGCGGCCCTGAACATGTCTTCGACCGAGTCGTAATCAGGCGATTCTCCGGTTACCGCACTTTTGGAACTTTTGGCTACTTTGGCTTTTTTCTTGCTTTCGATCTTTTCGTAAACCTTTTTCAACCCCTTATCCTCTGATGTTTTTTGTTTGTCGTCCCAAGTCACATACTTGTAAGCGGCATCAAAGTCCATCATCGGATACTTTTTTAGAACCTGCCTAATTTGCGGTTGATACTGATCGAAGTCAGGATATTTGTCCCGCACCTGATTTAACTCACGTGTAACCCTGTCATTTACCAGCTGTTGCTTGATCGGCTTAATCATCTCCTCGGCTTTAGTTGCGATTTGTTGATTCAGCCAACCCAACGTCTGTTGCTGTTCAGGTGTCAAATTTTCCGTGTCTAAACCCATGTTCTCAGCCAACTGCTGCTTGTTATCTTCAAGCGCCGGCCGAGATTGTGCAGTCTTTAACTCCTGCTCCATCAGTTCCCGGTAAGCATCTGCATCCGCTTGCACTGATTTCATTTTTTGCATTTCTTGAGTAAACTTTTTGTTCATCTCTTTCCAATGCGGTTTTAGCTCAGCGGGCACATCTTCTTCCCGTAAAAAGGTTTGTGGTTGTTCCTCGGTGCCTTGTTCCTCTGTTTCCCCCTCTTGAGTGGATTCATCAGAATGTACACTTTCAGAACTTTCAGACTGTTCCACGCCTTGATCTTCGCCTTGATCGTCCGATTGTACGTTATCGCCTTGATCGTCCGATTGTACGTTTGATTGTACGTTTTCTTCGTCCATATAAATCGAAATTAAGAAATAAAAAAGAGAGCCTTTAGAAGACTCTCAGCAGAGGAAAAACCACGCTCGGTGCAAAGTTTTCCCACTGCTGGGAATCTTCTTTTTTACCGAGCGTTTTGTGTGTTTTCAAGTTACATTGGCAGACCTTGCGGCGGCATACCCGGTGGCGTTGCCATGCCTGCTCCGGGCATCTCACCACCCATCATTCCTGCCCCTTGAGGCGGTATAGGTGGTGCTCCTTGCGGCGGCATACCCATAGGCGGCTGTTGTGGCATAGCAGGCTGTTGCTGCATTTCCTGCTCCTGTTCTTCCGGCGAATTCAAGTATTTGTCTATATCTTTTATCTCGCCGGCTTCCATCATCGTTTTCCTTGTAAGTTCATATAAATTAATAAATTCATTATCTTTAAATAATTTGTATATGTTAAGCCATCTGGCCGATCTGGCTTCCTTGTTTACAGGCATTGTTGAGCCTGCCTCAGCTACAAAATCATATTCACCCAATATGTCCTCGGGCTTAAACTTCGGCCATTCCGAATTATCCTTCCCTTTTATTCTTACCAGCCTTTCCCGATCACCGAATTGTTTATATAGTGCAATTAACATTTCTGCGACTTCTTCATAAAACCTCTCAAGCTTCCTTACCTTTTCTCTTATTCTCCTTTGCGTTGCCTCACTCATTACAGCAATACCGGTAGCGGTTTCGACTTGCCTTGAGCTGCCCCCGCCCGCATCAATCTCATTCACACCTGTTGAACGTGCTATATCCTCCTTAATAATCGAATCATAATTATATACATCAGCACTTAACGGCGCAGGGGTGATGTCTTGTACAGCGTTCATCTTGCCGGCGTTTAGCTCAACAATCACACCTCCCCTCGGGTCTTTTAATCTTTTCATATTCGTGTTATCCACTGCCCCTTTTTCAACTCTCCTTTGCGGATTGACCATCTTCTTATTGTGCTCCGCTATAGTTTTTCTGTTCGTGTCCAATTCATTCTGTAAATGCTCAATCTGCTGTACTTCGCTCATGTGATAAGCGCAATGGAAATCGTAATATCCGGGCAATTCAATATACGGATGTTTACCATGCTGATATTCGCTTTCCTGCACTTCCAGAAGCTCATCATCCGTGAAGTAACATTTGACTTCATGATATTTGTTATCCTTACCCAAAACCTTTCCCCAACCTTCATACACACAACACTTTTCGACATCTTCCTTGATAATAACATCGCTATTCTTTCTCCAATCATCAAATACGGATATTTTGTAATCTGTTTTCAATCTTTTGCCGAACATTACCTCCCCTTCATCCGGTGTCAATACAATCTCCTCAAACACCCACTCTGAATCTTGTAGATCATCAGCGTCCGGCATTTTAAACAACCTGAACGGATTAACTACACTCACACACGGTTCGTCCTTTAACGGGACAGTTTCTGAATACTCCCGCTCCTCCTCAACTTCTTTTTTCTTAAATATCCCTTTTTTCTTCTTGACTTTCTTTTTCTTTTTTTGCTCAGTTTCTTCGTAATCCCAGTAGGCTTTGACATAACCCTGTCCGCAAAGTAACGAATCAGGGTAAGTATACGTGTTTACCTTTTCGTATATTTTTTGTTTATCAAAATCATAATCAATTAAAGCCTGTGCTTTATCTACATTCTCCGTATCTTCACTGCTTCGGGGTAACATGCTCACCTCAGCCCTTTTATCGTGAGTAGCGGCTATAATTGTCTGTATCGTATTAAACACATAATTAGCTATCTGCTTATCTTTCTTGTTTTTTAAATCCGTTTGCTGTACATGCAAACTTGTTGACTTACCCATACGATATAACCGTATGAATCTCAGCCAATCCTCAGATTCTTGTTTATGCGCTTTCTCCGCAATAGCCTTTTTTGATTTGACCATTTTGAAAAAGTCGTCTTTGTCGTTTATTTTATAATTCGATACATCAATTTTTTTAGCCATTAACGCTGATCATTAAGTATATTAATTAGTCTGTTAGCTTTCTTGCCATCTATCTTTCCTTGTTTATGTACCGTTTCAACTGCTTCCTTCATCGCTTCTCTTTTTCTGCTCTCTACTTCTTTCTGCCTTTTAGCTTTAGCCTGCTCGACTTCACGTTCACTAACTCTATCAATGTGAGGGTTCTTTCTCATACCAGCCCGCCAATCTTCACCAAATGTCTGTTTAAGCATTTCAATTTCCTTGTGATTGTAATTGTTGCTCATGTGCAATTATATTATTTATAAGTTCTACCTTAGTCGCAAACCGCCTCTTAATTCGCTTGTCGTCGTCTTCAAGTTCAGGTGACTTATCACCTGATGTCTGGTTAGGCATAACCTGTAAAGATATTCCGTAACTTTTAGCCAACGCCCTAACATCGTTCCAGTGCATTTGATTTAACTCCTCTCCTCTTTCGATCTTATCTGTCTTAATTACTTCTAATGGCTCTCCTGCCTGATTCGTCTTTGATTCAAATTTCGTTCCTGCACATTTCGGCCACGCTTCGTTAAGGACAGTTTCAAAGAATTTACAGCCATGTTTCAGGCCCTTCTTTTTAGTCACGGGATTCTTTTCTCCAAACTCAGCACTTACTTTGTGTTTACAATGCCAGCACTTCTCGAACGGCATCCCTTTGAACTTGTTTTCAAACATATTTACAAAATTAATAATTAACGCATTTTAATCTGTATCCTCTCAAGCTGATCTGCTATCCGTGCAAGTATTTCATTCTGCTTCATAATTACCTGTACTTGCGTAGGTTTTTTCATTTTCTTGATTTCAGCATTTAATTCTTTGGCTGTTTTCATAACGTATATTATATAATATTTTTACTTTTTCTTTTTTCGTTTTGCCGATTCACTTTGGCTTATACAAGCGACTTGACATATCACATTAAGAAACCGACTTCTTCTTCCAATTTTTCCTGCTCAAATTCTTCTTCAAACTTTTTAAAACTAAATTCGGGTACTTTCTTTTGTTTCGGTGCGTAATCATAGTTTTCCGGCCTGCTCATTATCAGATACCTCAGTGCGTCCACTAGATCGTCTTTTACTTTCAAGGGTCTTTCCTTATGATGCAAGACACCACTTATTAATTTAGGCTTTTCCCACTGGTATTGAGTCACTTCCTCTATTAACTTTCTACAGGTATTAAATATATAAACACTTTTATTCTTTAATCTCAGCTTCACACGATTTATTCCAGCCATAACATCATTGTTGGCTTTTACTGTATTCAGCCCGTGTTCCGCTAATTGCTGTTGTATGTTTTCACCGCTTGTCTGTTCTGTCTTAGCACTCGACGGGTCGATAACTGTTGATTGTATTTCTCTTGAATCTCGTATAAATTCGACCGCTTGTGCTATCTCATCAGCTCGCTTTTTTGATTCCCGCCATTCATTTGTGATATATAAATTCCCTTCATTATCTTCATAAGCGAGCAAATAAGCTGTCGGGTGTCTTATCCCTACATCAACTGCCTCAAATAAATGAGCGTCCGGCGGAAGCGTAAACGGTTGTATAACATGTATCGACGGATCAAACTCCTCATATACCTGCCCTTCAAACACTTCCCAGCTTCCTTGTACATATCTATTATAAACATCATCAGGCAGGTTTTCTAAACTTTCTAAATAATCATCAGGCAGATGTTCTTTATTTGCATAAGTCGTCGCCTCAATTAAATCATAAGCTTGCGGATTCTTAATCTTGCTAGCCTTCCAGCGTTCCCATATCCAATTATGGCCTTCCATGTTAAATGTTATAAAACCTTGCCTGTAATCAGTTGTCGTCCTTCTTAAACGTCCTTGTAAAAACGTAAACGCCATTTCGGGTATTTCCTCAGCCTGATCTATCCAAAAGCCAGAAAGATTTAAATTAGTGAGTGAACCTAAATTGTCAAGGTGCCTAAATAATATTTCATTCCCATTGGGGAGCCTGTATTTCATTTCGCCTTTCATATACGTTCCGAAACTGCTGTCCTCTCCGTAAAGAGCTAAAAAGTCCCTTAATGTAGAATCTCTTAAATCTGTAAAGTTTTTCCTGCCGATCAGAAACAATCCATTAGGGTCATCCTCACAGAACGTATAAGTTTTCAATATTCCGGCGAGTGTCTTTCCGTTACCCCAGCCACCGCCGTAACCGGGATGTTTGGCTTTTGATTTAAAAAACTTCTTTTGCTCTTTTGATAATTTAAATACAAGCTCTTCATCATTAGCCATATATAATTATTTGATAATTATCCGTTTTAATCCGACTTCACCACTATGTTGTGTTTCTGTTTTGTCCTTCCAGCCAAAATTCTTTAATGCAAATATGTCACCTGAGCGTCCTTTTTTGCGTAAATCCATTTCATAAGAATTCTCAATCATACCTTTAATCTTTTTTATGGTGTCAGTATACTCACCTCGTTTTTCATAATCCATTAATGTTTCCCTACTTGTATCAAGAGCTAAAGCTAAACCTGTAATCGTCCATTCGTTAAAAGGCGTTTCTTTAAAATACTTTTTGGCTTTCATTTCTAAATCTTCTTTAGTTTTGAATTTTAATGGCCTACCACCTGGCATAAGTATTTATAATTTAGGAATTTCTAAAAAACACCACGAGTGCTCGGTAAAATACTCATGGTGTCTATTGACTTATTTATATTTAATGGTTTGACTCCTAATTCTTGCAGTCCCGGAGTTCCGATTTGCGGTGTTTTCATTTGATTGTCCATTAAGTTAAGTCTGGCTTGTTGTGCGTAAGGGTCGTAAGTTGGCTGTTCGTATCCCCCAAGTGCTGTGTTGAATTTATCTGCAAGCCTGTTCATGTAACCGCCGCCTTTGCCTGCTATGTAGTTATGCCCTTTGCGTTCCCAGTCCTGAGCAATAGCAGGTCTTTGTGAGTACATAAATCTTCTTTGTGCCGGTGAAGCGTAAGGCATTTAAGAGCGGTTATATAATTCAATAAATTCGTTAAACTTCTTTTTCATTTTCTTTCGTTCAATATTTTTATTTATAAGCTGTTTCGATCTTCTTCTAGCTTCTTTGCGCCGGATAACATCGTTAAAAAATTCGTTTAACATACCGAGTGAAGACAAGTAATCCTCAACGGTAAGATCATCCTCTTGGCCCCCAAGATACGATACTGTCCCGAATTTTGTGTCCAAAGTTATTAGCATAAATTATTTATTCAGTTTTTAGAACAAGATAAGGGGGGCTGTAATATTATTTAACCACTCCACCATGCAGTTTTTTGAGAAACCCCCCTCGACTGCACAATCTTATGCACAATCATTTAATCCCAATCGGACTTTACAGCCCTTCTTATCTCGTCCTGTCTGTTAAAGATCAAGCCACTTTGCGCCCTCTGTATATCTTGTTTTCAGGCTTCCACTTTCTCGTTATCCACGCATAAGGGTCTTCGTACTCATCAGGCTTTCTGTGGGGATATGGCTTAAACAAGTACGATAAGTCTTTACCCTTTCTTTTGCGTGTTGTGTTCAAAATTTGTGTACAGTAAAAATATACTGTCACACGTATTATATTCCTGTTCGACAGTACATTGCAAAAAAAAGCGGTGAATCTGTCACCACTTTTCAATTCTTAAACTCTTTATTTATTTTGACTATTATCCGTGCTTTCATTTTTGATACTGCTGATTTGTCCTCAAAATAAAGCCTGTCCGCTATCATACGGTGAGCCCATCCACGCTGTAACAGCTCATAACATTCACGCTCTTTCTTGTTTAAGAACGTCAGTAATTCTTTCGGGATGTCAGGTAAATGTTGCATAAGCTTAATATGTACAGCAAAAACAATATGGGATTCGCACCCATTGATCTTCAAAAAACTCCTTGTCGTGCCAGTCAGGCAGTTCGTCCGCATTCGCCGAACCGACCTTCATAGGGTAAGCGTCACCTT